GGACGGCAGCCTTGCTTGGCACCAAACCAAGCTTCAAAATTGAAGGCAAACCACAGATGATCGTGAATTACTGAAATTACTGGAGCGGGTGAAGGGAATCGAACCCTCGTATTCAGCTTGGGAAGCTCCATCTTTCGGAGAAATATCAATACGTTACGTGTAAAATACGGCTTTACGGCGCAAGAAATAACTTAATGTTTTCAATGGGCATGTAAAACATTTCTTTCGGTGACTAGCTCCATCAGAACCTCACTCCCAACTCAACGTCCGCTGCGGGGACGAGAACGGACTAGCTAACTTCGTCGGAGGTGGCGGCGTGCGGAACCACTCCCAAGCAGTCATTGGCAAAATACCGTTGACGTTATCCGGATCGATCGCCATGACAATAAAAAACTTCCCTGAATAAAAGGGGGCAAGCTTATGCGTAATGGTATTCAGATCGACCTTCGTCTTGATTAGATACAGGAACGGCAGGTGGTTCCAGAACGACAGAACATCTACGCTATCCACAATGTACTGCCTTAAGGCCCCGATGTTAACGCCGTCACTAGGCCCGTATATAGCATAGCAATACACGCCATTTTGCTCTTTAACGTCCATCGTGACCTCCATTGTATGGGTTCGACACAGCCTTAGTGTCTATAACGGGGCCAGCGTTGCTGTCGCCAAGCAGATCAATCGTTCTCATCTGCTGAATATGACTTTCAGAGTGAAGTCGGTTGCGGTCCTTTAAGAGAAGATAGTTATATGTCCAGAGAGCTTGAAGTACGACTAAAACCGTCATCGCCAGCGCAATGTGACCCGGAATAATCGCCCCTGCACCGTATAGGCCGACGCTTAACGTTCCGCACAACCCAATAAGCAAGAGCAGCGGTGTCAATGCTGATCCACCGACCTTCATTCTCGTCGCTACTTCGAATACATTCATGACCCACCCCATCGACGCCCCAGTACTAATTAGGCTCGTTACGGAACCAGAGCAATAGTGGTCGCGAAAGTCTGCCGGATAACCACAGATCGACAAAGAGGTGCCCCTTGCCGGTCCACATCAATTCATATCGCTCAATGATTTACTGATTTGCTGGACACTTGGCATTTCTGTGAATTCACTTAGCTTTTTAGAAAAGTGTCCAGCGGCAGCTACGCCCGATTGACTCCTGATCGCATGAGAACATATTAGGAACATGCCGAAGTTAAACGTTAAGAAAAGTTTTGAGAATTGGTGCCAGACGGAATGCGAGATCGACGCTACCGAGAAGGAGCGGTTGCGCGTGGCGTTCGAAGCTGGATGCGCATATGCCGAAAAATCAAAATACAAAATTTACCGTTTCAAAACAGGTCGGTGGGTCGTGACCGTCGAAGCCAAAGGGCTTCGGGATGCGAAAGCGAAGGCCTCAGCACGCTTGACCAGACGAATGGAAAAGTTGCTGGCCAAGCCGCCAGCTGGGGGATGGAGTCTGCAGCTCGTAGGCTCCGAATAATTCGGTGTCAGGAAAAAGCATGAGCGATGAAAAGACCAAAGCCGGTGATGGCGTGATTGACCAGCATTATTGCTGCATACCTGAATGCAAAAAATGGGGCGGAATGGGTTTCGCCCGCACCGCGGCTAACACGATGAAATGGTGGTGCGCAGAGCATTATCCGTATTGGGATATGCACAAGAAATGATGGGCTGAGTTGCAATATCCCTCTGCTGATGCATTTTAGAGTTGCCTTGCGAAAGCAGGCAAAAAGGAACCTGCTCATAGGCCGCGCTGTGAGCAGGTTCAATTTGCATGGGGGATGAAATGAAACTGATGAGCGAAGACGACGTACCGGATTTTGTCGAAGCTGTTGCAGCAACGGGATGTGACATAACTGCGATCGGTGACCATTCATATACGCTCGGTGACGCAGACCTTCCCGAACCTAAGTGTGATGAGGTGCAGGTCGAACTGGAGTCGATCACTCGGAGATTTGGTGATCGCGACCACCTCAAATACGAGATCATCGCATACCTGCATTCGGTTGGCCGGAGCTACCGCGAAGAGACGAGGCATTAACCCGACACGCAAAAAACAAAAAGCCGCCCGGATCACTCCGAGCGGCTTTTTATCGACCCCACCATTTGATGATGGGGCGGTGGGATTAACCTTGCCTCGTAACCTTAATAGCAAGAGCAACTTGACCGCATTCTAAAATAGCGCTTCCTAACGCTGCTGGGAGGCTGCGTCATGGATGCGAAATTTTTCTTATTGGGAGCGTTTCTTTTAACGGGGGCATGGACCGGATGTCTCGGCACGCTGGCTTGGCTGTACTGGCCTACTTGATCATGCGGCGTTGCCCTGCGTAAGCACGAAATCATTTTGCAACGCTTTTGCAACGGTGGCTTATGAGATGGCGGGTCGATAGAATTTTACAATTCCCGCAAACGGAAGTTGCACGACTTAGGCTCTAAAATGCCGAATGAGCAAATTTTCGGTCATCGTACTGTTGGCTTCCTCAGCGTCCTTCTTGGGCGCTGGTGGATACACCTTATTGCCTCGGTCACTCTACGATCCAGCCTGCAACATCAAGGGAAATATCTCGATCATATCAGGCGAGAAAATCTATCACGTCAAAGGCCAAGAGTATTATGAACCGACTGTTATAAGCTACAGGTACGGAGAGAGATGGTTTTGCTCCGAAGGAGAAGCGCGCGCCGCAGGTTGGCGACGCGCCCGACAGTGATGATGGGGAGACGGGACTAGAGACCGCAATCCCGAGCTATTTTGCGCACTTAAACGAAAATTTTTCTCAAATTTTCGGCCACTAGATAGCTGATTTTGCATCGGTATCTCTTCTGAAAAAACTTAAATCCGCAGGAACAGCCTCCTGTTGCGCCTCCCGTTGAATTGACTTCACGATGGCAGCACCACCAAACTGCGGTCGTTAGTATCACGGCCCAAAGCGGACCAACGATCAGCGAGGTACAATGAACGCTATCCAATCAAATGAAGAAGAAGCCTGGATTTTTCTGAAAGAAGCGCTTGAGAACGTGACATCGCAACCGGCCGAGCTTGATGATGAGCACTTCAAAATCCAAACTCACCATTTGAAAGACGCACTTGCGAAAGCAGTAGAGGTTCTAACGAAGTCTACGTTCAGCCACAATCAGCACAGCCAGCAAGCGTTAGCTTACGCATTGGGTGGAGTAGATGCGAACCACAAAAACGATGCTCAGGGAGCGTTCCAACATGTCTTATCCAGCGTGCGCAATTCGTTCCATGAATTGGATAAGCTTAGACCGCAGATGTTTCCTCATCGCGAGCCATTAAGTGGACGCCAGCAATAATTACGCGCTGAGGTATCGCCCTGTTGTTTCAGGGCGATACCTTTGATGATGGGGTGGTGAGGCGAAATATAAGTGATCAGCGATTTAGTAGTACGCAAGCATCGTGCGGACCTGCGCAATTGCTTGACCGTATCCAGTCCGAAACGCCGATTGATCGCCATCGAAGTCAACTGAAATTTCGGATCGCTCCAATCTATCTAGCTCTCGGCTTAATGAAGAGACGCTCGTCAATGCCCTGCTGTCCGACAAGAATTCAAAAAGTGCGGCTTGGCCGAAGGATTGATCTCTCGTCCTCGCATTTCCGTTCCCTTGCCCACGCTTCAAACGACCAACATGCTCCCGCGCATAACGCTCAGCTTTTTCAGCTTGAATTTCGAGGCTTCGACTAAATTGCTCCGGGTTCCATTCTTTTTCGGGCATTTCCATCTCCTTGAGCTAATCCCCGCAATCATAAGACATGGCTTGAACCATGGTGTGTTTCAACCCCAAACTGAGACCCGATAAACTAAAAAAAACCTCCACCTAAGTTATAGGCAGAGGGCTTTCCACTACAAAGCGATGATCGTTGGCAGGAGATTTTGTTACTCTTTTCGGTATTCGTCTAACCACTTTCCTGCATGTGGAAATATCATGTCAGATATCGGATTGTTTTCCTGATCGAATACTCCCCATCGCCGCTGCGAAATGCACTTAACGAAAGCCAGCGTTGCGTCACTTTCATCGAAAATGCGGTAAGTTTGCGCATCAATTTGCTCCATGAATGTCTCGGAGGCCGTCATGTTTATTTCCTTTCTGTTTTCCCCACAGCGGGGATCCAGAAAAGAATTATAACTTGGAGTAAACTTGTACCGATCATGGGGTGAAAGAACTCATCAAGGGTAAACGGTGTCGTATATCTCGAATGCCCGGGAAAGCCATTTATCCCACCAATCAGTGACTTTTTCTTCGCTACTGTTTGTCGGCAATCTTGAACTGATGCGAAAGTAAACAGGTGTGTTAATCACCTCTACCATAAATTTCTCTTCAGTTCCGCCATGTCCAATTACATACTCCACTTCAGCGGCGGCCTGAGCGGCGTGCGCATCGATTTCAACCTCTAAACCGTAATAAAACTCAAGGTGGTGGTGGACATCAGTGTGATTCGGATCGTGATTATTCAAAATATCCAGCGCGTTCTGTACATCCTTTGGCGCTACTTGGCTCTGGATTATGTGAGTGCATTCATGGACGATTGCTCCGTACACAGCGCGTTCGAACTGGATCCTGTCTGTTTGCGACGTGAGTTTAGGCAACTTTACGATTGCGTTTCCGTAGGAAAATCGCCCCTCAATAAAATGTGGATCTGGTGCATCACCTAGGCTACCAACGTTGATAGATTTATTGTTAAGACGGTTCTGCAGAGGCTGGTACCAAACAACATTTTTTCGCGCCCAATAGTCGTCGCACATTGTCTTGGCTAGTGTTCTGCACTCCCGCGTTTCTGTGCTGTCCATATGATTCATGATCTACCTCCAAACAAATGTTCACAGGCTGATCACATATGGGGGTAAAATTTGAGCAAACAGCTAACCAGTACTTTTACACTATTTTAAAATGGAGATTTCGGGTTTGAGCAATCTCGCGCCCACCATTGGCTTACAGTCAGCACGTCGATCTCGCCAGCGTCGGATTTTGCTTTCAGGTAGTCCAGGAACTCAGTGAAAACCGCAACATCTGTATGCTGTCCAGCAGCGCCTGAGAAAACGCCATGAGTGTAAAACATCAGCGTTTCACCACGGCGAATTGCGGCGTCCGTCGTTGTCTGCAATTGAGCGAAAGTCCGGCCGGATGTTGGATTACCGATACAATAAAGTGCTTGGTCGCCCACGCCAAATCTTGACGGGAAGGAGCCAGTCGCGACCGTGGTGCGCCCCGACTTAAACCCTGCAGCCTTTAGCGCTGCCTGCATCTTCCCTGTGTGGAAATGACCACTGTCGTTGACAAACGTCATCGGCTTCGTTTGCGCAGGAATGTTGTGATCGACTGTGATCTGCGTTACGCTGTCCACAGACACAACACGAGTAATTCGCGGCACGTTGTAGCCAACAACCTTCATGCCAGCGGTCACTCCTGCCGTGGACGTCATGGTAACTACATCGTTGCCCGTGGAGGTCGCTGCTGTAGTTGTGACCTCCGTACCAGGTGTGCGAGTTGAACCATTCGGGTAGCACAGATGATCAACTGCGCGTGTCCAACCATTGGCAATCAAAAATGCTCGTACCGCCTTGATGTCCGCGATAGCTGCCTCCAGCGTGGGACGGGAAGTCATCGCTGTGTCATCTGGTGTGCCATTGCTAGCAAGGTCATGCCCATCGGCATACAGAGTCGCCAGTTGTTCAACTGTCATTCTATCAGTTGCGGCAATGTTAGCGGTCGGAATAAAGAAAGTGCCCTTAAGGCCACGGTCATTCAACAGAGGTCTGGCATTGTTGAACTGCGTAACAGGAATGTCATCCAACGTCAGGATGATTGCTGGCCGTCCTTCTCCCTTTGCAACAAAGGCATCCAGACTAATCTTTGCGCCACCGCTTTGCGCCTCTGTCAACATAATCTGCAAGCCGTACTCAGCTGAGCCAGCGCTGGTGAATGAGTTATTAAAGGTCGAGGCCTCCATCGAAAACCAACGTCCACCAGAGGTAAAGGAGGCAGACAAACCTGATGAAACGGCCTTGAAGTAAGACGTTGCACCCTTTCGAAAATATGCGTTGAAATTGTTGTACCGCTGATAATCAGGGTCATCGTCAAAACGGGCATAGATCAACATCGTGCCGAGATTGGCCGGATTGATCGTCCCGATACTGGCCTTGGTCGCGCGCACTTCGCCGGTTCCGTCTGCTTTCGCCTGAAGCCGCAAAAGGGAACCCCCCTCAACCGGCGCAACGTTGTCCAGAGACAATTCGAGATTGACACTTTCTGCCGTCCAACCAGCAAGGCTGTTGAAGCCTTCCAGAAGCAATGGTGCGGGCAAGCTTGGTTGCGCGTTGATAGTCAACGCGAGCACGCGGTTCGTGCTTGTAGTCAAAGTAGCAACCACGGTTCCGGCCGTGATCGCAGACATTCCCACAATCAAGTTTCGTCGACTGCTGTCCAATGCAAATCTCCCATCATTTGGCGTGACCAAGGCGATATTCTCGCCCGAAGATAGGCCCATGATAGAAGCTATAAGTGTCCCCGGTGCGGCACCAGCAGTAACAAATGCATAGCTGGGGCCGATAGGTGTTAACCCACCGCCCTGACTACGGGCACCATAGCCTTTGCCGAGACCAATTCCGAAACCGAAACGAGGAGCAAGCACACTCATGGGCGTGTCTCCTTCCATCCCCTCACCACTGGCGTGGTCGTCAGTCCCGCACGAAAATAGACGATATCGCTGGCAGCGAGATCCACAACAAGCTCGCGCGTGCCGCTCATGGAAAGCTCAATGTAATCCTGTGTGTTTTCTGCGGGAGCGGACTGACCGATATACACGTGAGACGTCACCCATGACACAGCCTGCAGGCCAGCCCTGCCGAAACCAGAACCATTGACGAGCGGTTGGAATGTACCAGCGCCAGGCGCATTAAATGTTGCAGTCATGATATGCCCTCAGCCTTTTCCGATCGCGCGGAAGAATGGAATGATTTTGTCTTGCAGCCACAGGATGGCACCGCCGCCGCCAACGAACCCAGCGACGGACGCGCCGATCAGGTAACCACGCCCCATGATTTTCATGCGCTCGAATGTGGCGGCGACATCCTCGCCTTTAGCCACACGTTTGTTCATGGCATCGAGCCCTTCCAGAACCTTGGAAAGATCTCGCTCGATCTTCTCGATGCGCTCATATTGTGCCCTGCGCCGCCCCTCATCTTTTTCGAAATCCTCGAAGAGGCTTTCGACCTGCGTGCTGATGACGGCGACGGTTTTGATTAGCTCCAATTCAATTGGATATTGATGCCGCATTGGAGGTCTGCTCATTTCGCCCCCTGCGCCTGCAGCGCGCGAATAATGTTCGCCTTTTCCGCATTCATTTCCCGGCACTCAGCGAATAGCCTTCGATCCTGCCCCCATAGACGCCACTGCGCATCGTCGGAAGCTTTGGGCGGGATGATCACGAGATCCTTGCACTCGGCCAGCGCGGTTTCTGAAACATGCGCAGTGCGCGGGCGCGTATCAGTTGCCGAGGCGTCCGATCGCGTTGAGGGCGTTCCGCACGCTGTCAGGCATAAACTCGCGACAAGCGGCAATATCATTTTCAGCGGCAGCATTCTTTTCCCTCTCCAGCTCGATCGCCTGTTCCAGCGCCGAGTAGCGAACTGCATTGATAATGGATGCGTTCAGACGCGCCTTTTCAGCCGCATCGATTTTCGCTTGCGCCACCAGGCGCTCTTCCTCGCGTTTGATATCCAGCCGTCGCTGCTTTTCCTGCCAGACCAGACGCTCTGAAAGCGCACCCTCTTCGCGCGCCTTTGCGACCTGCAAAGGAACACGACCGGCCAGCAACTCACGCACCACGGGAACGCGATCGATGAACGGAATGTCGCGAAGAACCGGCACACCTTCGTAGAAGGCCAGCATCAGCAGGATTGCAGGCGCACCAACAAAAACGGCATTGAGCAACAATGAAACGAACCTCATAGGCCACTCACACACAGTTCAGCCTCACCGATCCGCTGCGCGTCGCCCATCTCGCGGCGATTGACGAGGCCGGTGTAGACATTGCCGCCCGCTTGATTGAACGCAGTGGCGGCTTCGCAACTCGCCAGCATGTGCCCTGCCCGCGCCATCCGTGCAGCCGTTGAATTGCAGGCTTTAACCGGCCCGATGTTGTAGGAAAGCGAGGTCATCGACGCCTGCCAGCTGAGCGGCTTCTGCTCGAAGCCCACGATGCAGCGCGTCAGAGGCCGGAAGTAGTCGCGCGTGACACGTTGCTCCAAACGTCGATCGCATCCTGCAGGCGTCTCAACCATGCCGGGCTTGACGTTTTCAGTGTCGCCGTCGCAAATGGTCCACACAGGAGGTTTTGCCAACCGGTCGAAGTAAGCGACAAGCTTGCGGCCTTCCCACGGTTTGATCAGCTCCTTGATCGCCAGCGTCACGGCCGGAGGTGTGTCGACGGTAGGCGCACCGTATTGAACGTAAGCCGCACCGCCTGCAGAGAACGCAGCAACAACAGCAGCGATCGCGGCCTTAGCCCTGCGCGTCGGGACGATCTTGTTGATCGGCATTGGAGATACCTTTCTGCGCAACTAGGCGCGCGACAAATGCGCCGCCAACCGACAGAAATGTCAGGGCAGCAAAAATACCTGTTGGAATGGGATAGATGCCGCCGAGCAGCGGCAGTGCGACTTCGAGGCCGGACAGAATTCCGGCAAGCACAATAAGCCGGACGGACCAGGCGCGTTTCAGCACCTGCCGCCAATTCCGAACGAGCATCGGAGTTCTCCAATTAAATCTTTTGTTGTAGCTATTGCTAATGGCTCAACTGCCAGCATAAGGAAGTTTGGGCAGCCTAGGGGCATTAGGGAATGGCGATGGATCTAAATCCCGATCGCAATGACACATCAACGACACTCGATTTGCTTCGAGCGCTGGCGGCGTTCGCTGTGCTTATCGGGCATTCGATCTCGTTTTTTCAGGTAGCGCCTGCCCTGCAGCCGCCGAACTTACCCTACATGCAGAACATGGCGGTGATCGGCTTTTTCGTTCTGTCAGGATTTCTGATTGCCTTCGTGCTCGACCGATCGAGAGAACAAACGGTCTGGACATTTATCATCGACCGGTTTGCACGTATTTTCAGTTCTTTTCTTCCGGCCATGATCCTTATCTCCATTCTGGCATGGGGATTGTACGCCGTTGGAATGCTCGAAACGAAGCCCAGCATTGCTGGCTGGTTTGAGAATTTGCTGATGCTGAATGCATACGGCAATTCGATCTGCAAAATTGTATGCGTCTCAAATTACTATACGGCTGGCCACCTTTGGTCACTTGCGGTGGAGTGGCACATCTACTTGTTCGCCGGTTTTTCGTTTTTCGCGATAAAGCAACGCTCAATCCCACTCATGATCGCAGCCTTGATATCGTCGTGGGTACCATACATTTATCTAGGAACCACCGCTGCACTCAGCCCAGGCAACCAGATATTCTACATGTGGATCCTCGGCTTTGCCGCATACTACCTCACGTCTCGGGTAACCATTCCGCTGATCGGGGCACTTGCACTCGGCATCACCTCAATCATACTTCTACGGAACACTATCCGGCCCGCTTATGAATATGACTTGCAGAACTATGTCTGGATAGCCGCGGCTTTTGTTGCAATCATCGCGGTGTCTCAGAGCACAAGCTTTTTAACAAAAAGCCCGAAACTAAGAGCTTCAATCAAATACGTCGCAGACTTCAGCTTTAGCCTCTATCTTGTGCATCACCCGTTGCAGTTCGCTCTGCAGAAGTTCTGGCCGGACAGCGGATGGCTTGGAGCATCGGTTGGAATTTTGGCTCCCATCCCAGTAGCTATGTTAGTTGCCCATTTTGGAGAGAGACGCCACAAGAGGTTAGCGTCTCTCCTAAAGTCACGGCTAATCAAGGACAACAAAGCAACAAACGACGGACACGTCAGAACGCGCGTTAGAGCTTAGAAGCACTTATAAAGAACTCATCTACCTTTTCATCGCTGAAACCCAGCGCCGCAAAGCCATTTTGCATCATTGGTTCTGACCGAACAAACGAGCCGCTGAACTGGTAGGCAATCTGGGTGGCACGATCCTGCGAGGCGATCCAGGCATCCACCTGGTCAAGAAGATCGTCCTCAAGGAGCTGTAGTTTAAACTGGCGAGCGGTCACACTTGACGGCGGATCCTCAGGCCCAGATGGAGGCGGCTTCCAACCACCCTCTCCGTCATCAATGAAGCCAGCGAAAACCTCATCAGACACCTCGATCCAACCTCGCAGCAGATCACCCCAATGCCTGCCGGTTTCAATCTGCACGCCCTCGGCTTCATCCTCCGCTTCAACGGTCTGATAGTCGATAATGATTTCGCGCTGCGGCTCATAGGAGATCACAGAAATTATTCCGCCGGACGGGAAAGCATATTTCATCTTACAAGCCCCTCAATGTGACGGTGCAATAGACTTCAACACCACCGCTTGCTGCTGGTGCACCGAGCCCGTTAGTTGCCTGCACTGTCGTGCAGTAGACCTCAACGCGGTATGTTTTTCCGGCGAGTACCTTCGCATGCCCCACGCTCAAGATTGAGTAACCGGGAGCCGCCTGACCAGAATACTGAGAAATTGATCTGGCAACCTCAACGCCATCAGTCACATTCCAGAGGCGACCAATCGTAGCACCCGTCTGGAAGGTCACGCTCTCAAACACGCACTCGCAGTCGACCGCAGGCGTGAACGAATTTGCAGTTGGCGCCGGTACGATATTGTCAGGATCGAAAGTCTCAGTGTTGAGTGTCCGAGTCTGCCAGCCCGTCACGTTCGCACCACCAGCCGTTCCACTGGCGCGCTGATCCTGAAGAACCGCAAACCTACCGGCCATCGACGCGCGCTGGTAGTTGAGGGCAAACCAGTTACCAGATCCGAGCGAAACCACGGTCAGCGTATCGCCAGCGAGAACCGGAATGCTGGCTCCGCCGTTCGGGAGTATCAGCGAAGTTGCGTTGTGTGTAAGTATTAGAGCACCCGCAAAACGCAGATTTCTAACTGTCCCAGCCGCCGCAACACCAAAGCTAGTGATCGTCGTTGTGCCGGTAATTCTCACATTACGCGACGCCACCGCACCCAGGCTCACGGTCGAGGCCGCAGCAACATCTATGAACGGCTGCAAAGCATCAAGTTTCGCCCCAAGCTGCGTTGCCATAGTCCCCGCAAAATTGGGGTCATCATTGATCGCAGCAGCAAGTTTTTCGAGCGTGTCGAGCAATTCCGGTGTCGAGCCAAGGATCAGATCGAGAACCATTCCCACAGTAAGGCTACCGGTCAGGCCGTCTTTCATAACAGGAAAGCGGTGAAACCTGTCGGCGGTCGAAGGAAGTGGCAAATCCTCAATGGTGCTTTCAGGTACTAGAGCCATGCGATCCACCCAATTGTCGCGTTGTCGGCGCTACCACCGTAAAGGACAGAGCGACGATACCAAGCAGACAATCCATATCTGCTCGCTGGCCTTACGCCGTGATCAACTTCCTCACCGCCGCTATTGCTATCACGCACATCGTCGAGCGCCTGAATTGCTGCCCTCGGCGTTCTCGCAAGGTTGAGTTCGATACCCGTGACGTCAGAACCTGGGCGAACCGTCGCGTTGATGCCAATTGTGTTGCTTAGTGACAACCGATCTTTGTTGGCAAGGTTCAGGACAGCGACGTTATTACCGGCATTGCTGACAGCGCGAGCAATCAAAACATCATCGAATCCACTATCGAAAATAGCGTTCTCCTCTGAAAGACCTGCAGGATTATATGCTACGTCGGCGAGATCCTTGAGCTGGAAACCATTGTTCGGAGACCAGCGCAGATGATAGGTTTTATTTGCCGAGGTAACGAAATCCAGCAGGGTTGTCGTTACCACGAAGATCCCACGGTGTAGAAGATTGTAACCTGCTGGCAACCGCACCTGTCCGGACGATGGAGATACAACCGGGATCCTGCCATCCGATGTCAGAACTTCCGGAAAGATTGGAAGCCTAACGCGCGCCTGTGTCATCAAGACATAATTTGGGTCCCCAGCCCCACCTGTCGCCGCCGAGATCAATTGGTTGATAGCTTGTAGAAGCTGTGTAAGGTCCGCATCAGACGGATCGATGCCAGCTGCATCGATCACCGCCATGATCTCGCGCATTGGATTTTCGATCGCTGCAGCGGGTACACGTGATCCTGATACCGCACCAGGCGTATTGCGGTCCACGTAGGATGCATTAGGGTCTGAACTGCCCCATGGCGGAATAAATCTCATGTTCGCCTCATAGAGTTACAAGAAGTTGATTGCCGTATTCATCGACGATGGGCGTCCCATCCTCGGTTATCAGGCCACTGAGAGTGATCCACGGCTCCAGCACGACCTGTGTCCAGGCTGGTGCCATTTGCCGCAAAAGGCAGAGAATGCGTTCAGCATCACCGATTGAGAAAAGTGGGTCGTAACCGCACTCACCGACACCGCATTCAAAGTAACTGAACGCAGCACCTTTAATGCGGACGATCCAGTAGATTTCCTCGATATAGGATCCTGTGGTGTGCCTACCTCCGCACTCGGAGAAACCACACTCAAACATAGCCGGCTCCTCGATTTCGATTTCAAAACCGTAATCAGCAGCCAGCTGCACGAAGTCTTCAGGGTGCGTTACCCCTTCGGCCCTCACCTTGCGTTCAAGCGCCGTCATGCGTTGCGCGGTGGTTTGTTCCGCATCCGCAAAGCAAGGTTCCGGCAAGCCGTAGTCATTCTCCCATTCAGGAAGAAGTTCGCTTACGCCCTGCAGGCTGGCCTCACGCATCAGCCGCCAGGCACGTGCATAAAGCCATTCAAAATCGGAAATCAGCACCCGCGTGAAGCGCGCCAGATTGCTGGTCAGCGACATCGCCTGCCCGTCCGGCGTTCCCCAGGCAGGACCGCTCGGCCAGAAGGACAGCGTTGCTGAAATCAGATCATCGTTGGTTGGCGCGCTTAAGGCGTCCTGCGGATCGACCATGGTCAGCTTGGCATAGCGCTCTCGCCCCGATCGGGTGACCGTGTTGAAAGCTGGATCACGCGCCATAGGTCACTACTCCCGGCACAGGAAATTGCCCGTTGGTGAGAACAATGTCGTCGAGTGGCCACGCCAACACATGCCGGTCTTCACCTGTTGCCTGCGAGATAGCTTCCCCGATCCACGAACGGGACAGCGTGAAGGTGTCGCCCTCAATACCGGGTCTGCACTTTTCCAGATACATCGCAGCGAGGCTTGTGTTGATCGCCTCACGAACCTCGGTCGTGTCATTGGCCAACCGGTGGATTTCGACATCGATAGGTAATGGCGTCGGCGCGATAGCAACACTGTCATCGATCCGGATAAGACGCTCTGCATCGATTGCAGCCTGCACGACCAGAACATCGCCTGCCGTTGGAATACCGTTCGGCCTACCCTCAAATAAGAAAAACTCAGCGAGATATCCCGGAGCCAAAGGGCGGCGAAATGCCCATGCTTTAAACACACCAGGCACAGCAAGTGCTACGGTTTCGTAATCCGTCAGACGCCCACCCGATCGAGGATTACGTTTGCGGTGCAATGCGCGTGCGCGAAGATTATCATCATCCTCGACATCAGCACCTCCACCAAGGCCCGCCGTGCCAACTGTCGCCTCTTCACCGATCGTGGGCCATAGCACCGGATCAGCAAGCGTCAGAATGCCGTCAGCATCACGATTGGTGTTGGCCCCGGTTGGCTCGGCCTGCACCTGAAGAACAAGCACACCCAATGGTGAAGCTGTTGCAGGTGCTGTGCTGACGTAGGTTATGCCGCCAGACACAAAGCGGATGCCCGCCGCGTAGGTGACGTTTGCAGCTGCCGATACGGATATTGTTCCAGATGCTCCGGAAGCGCCCTTGCGGAATATGCCGATATCACTTGCATGCAGCGCCAGAAAACGGCCGGTCGCGGTGGAAAGGAACAGCTGCTTTGTCAGCCAGGCCATGCGCAGTTCAAATTCGTGACTGATACCGGCCAGAACCTTGGCGACAACGGTCACAAAATTGGTGTTGAGCGCAGCATCCGTGCCCTTCATATACTGGCGGAATGCGCCGCGTGTGCGAGCGGAAATGTCAGCCAGCGAGCGGATTGTCCACGCCATCTATCTGCCTCCAGAGCAATTCATATTTTTTGTCAAAAGTGACTTCGCCGTTTCGCCCGTAGATCGTAACAGCGAGATCGAGACGACTGTTTGCGCGGTCCGCTACGGCGGCGACATCAATGCGAGCAACAGCACTTTGTGAGAGGAGCGGCTGCAGCGCCTCACGCGCATAATCCTGTGCCTCAATCTCTATGCCGTCAGTAAGAGCGCTGCGCCTCAACAGCCACAAGCGCGAACCGATCGGCTGCTCACCGTCCATCACATCGAAACTGTCACCAAACCAGCCACGGTTATCATCGCCGTCGCGTAGCTCGCTTGGCTCAACACGGACATCGGTCATCAGGTGAATTAGAACCTGCGTTGCAAGCCCCTGCTCTGCCCGCAGATCTCCGGGTGCATCTGGATGCGTCAGCGGATTGATTGCGAGGTCGCCAACGATGCCGTCCCAGATAAGATCAGGCGCTCGGTAAGGCTCCTCGGCATCGTCGACCGGAATAATTTTCAACATGTCATGATCCGCTTTGCGCGTTTAGTGGCTGTGGTTGGCGGTGTTGCCACCTTCGTCGACAATAGATCCTGTGGCGTGAATGTTGCCGGTCACGTTCAAATCGCCCTGCAACGTGGCGTTTCCGACAAACTCAAACAAAGGAGCGACCAGCCTGATCTTGGTTCCAACCATGCTGATAATGTTGCCGCTAGCATCGTAGATCGCGGTACCGCCACCCGGAATATTCTGTGGCCGGTGCGACGGATGCTCACCGCCGATCACATAAGCCTGATCTGGGTCATCATTCGGCGAGATCAACAGCGCCTTGGCACCCTTGACCGGCATCGACATGAAACCATGAGACTCGATACGGTGGACACGGGTGTATCCATCTTTGAACATTCCGCGACCGGAAACGAACTGTTGGCCACCACGCTCGACATTCTCGCCATCAAGTTCAATTCGCTTGCCGGACATCATTCATCCTCATATTCAACATTGATCTTGCCGGGCGCGCTGTAAGCCTTCGACGATTTACCGCGGGGATTTTCACCGCCGAGAGCGCGGGGATCTGCCAGCGTCAGCGTTGCGGTGGTTCCTGCGCTGTCACCAGCGGTTTCCTGCGAGAGCGATACAGACTTGATCACCATCATACCCTTGATGCCGATCCAATCATCCTCGACGTAAACCAGCCAGTTGCGAGACCAGATCTTTCCGCCTGCATCACGCCACCCGGTAACAGTAATGGTTGCTGTCGCGCTGTTGCCAACGCCGCGCTTCACCGCCCAGTCAGCCCGCGTTCTCAACCGATCGAGCGTGGTTTCACCTTCATGCGGAATGATCAGCGTGCGAGACCGGGAAACTCCCTTGTCGCTGGCAGTCGTTTCGCCACGCAGCTGCTGCTTGGCTGTGCCGTCAGTCGCCTGACCACGAACCCGCACCTTGCTGTAGCGACCACGTTCGGTCAGTTGCGATGACGCACTTTCGATGTTCTTGCCGAAAAAAAGCCCGCCTTTGTGGGTGCCTTCCGGCTTGGTTGCCAGCTTCAGCTTGCCTTCCGGCGTGTCGTAGATCAGAACGCCACGTCCGCGAGCACGGCGCTCCAGCGTCTTGAAAAGCGTTTCGCCAGTTTTCAGCTTGTGGCGAGGCTCGACAGGCAGAGAGCCATCACTTTCAATGCCGATACCGGCACTGTCAAATTCCTTGGCAATCGCGGCGAGATCCTTGTCCAGCACCTCACCGGACGCATGCTCGACTGAACACTCGGTGGCGTCGACCGTGCGTGAACACACGGAAACCGACAGCGATCGACCTGTGGCATTGTGCGCCGGATTGACATCCCGCACCTGCCCGGTCAGCAGCAGATCATCACCAGCCTTGATCGTAACCTTTTGACCCGGTGAAACCGGCACACCGGAGCCAGTAATCACAAGGTCGAGACTGGCGGTGCGTACAGCCTCTTCTGCCGAGCTATCGATCGTGATCGACTTGTACGGCGGCAGGCCGTCAATGGTCAGCGTCTCAAACATGGAAACCTTCAGGATGCCAAGGCATCAAATGTTGTTGGCATCACCAGTGGCGTGGCAGCACCTGCTATCTCGATCATCCCCTGCGCACGCGTCGCGTCACCATAGAGCTGGTACGCCAATACGGTGGAAGGCAGTGAAATGCCGGTTCGAACATTAACAATCGGCGCGGCGTTCGCGGCGATATCGGAAATCACCCGTACAGATATCGCAACGATCGACGACAGCCAGGCGTAGAGATCCGCACCGTCACCGCCGAGACTGGAAGCAGCAGACAATCCTGCATCACCAGCCTCGGACACGCGAGAGCGTACCCGCCGTGCCTCCGGTCGGGATGGCCATGTTATCCGTCCACCGGCAATCGAAAGCGCAAGAGCCTGCATGATGCTGCAGACAGAAAGCGTGTTACCAGTGACGACGGGCAGCAATGCGAGCTGATCAAAATGAGCGGGCGCACTGGCATTCTCTGCAACGACACGCATCAGGTCGAGCACTTCTGGCGCAAACAGTTCCGGCGACAGATCACCGGCAACAACGGTGCGCGCCTTGATATCAGCCAGATCCTCTTCATCAACAACGATGGAGGCTGACAGATCAGATATCCAGTTGAGTATGATTTGTCTGTCAGCAGCCATGCGGTTCACCGAAAGAAGGAAGCCATTTGTGACGCGGCAGAAACAAAGGCATTGCTGACCGCAACGCTGATATCTGCCGGTGAAAGAACAGCCCCGGCATTAATCTGCCAAGGGATAAAGTTTGCATCAAAGGCGATGTAACCGGCCCGATCTTTTGTGCGGCTGCGGCGGAAATTGGCGCAGGTCGCCATCATTCCACCGTCCATTGGCAGAACCAACCGGCCCGCACCTTCGGCAAGGCAAACAGTTTGTAGTGCGAGCGCCTGTGCATCAGCAAGGTCACTGACCAGATCGGCTGTCACGTCAAACTGTGGCGTCAGCAGTCCAAGCTCTTCCAGCCCGGTTACCCGGCCACCAGCCTTTTCATGCAGCGCCAATCTTTTGCCGCCGCTGAAATCATCCCAGTCGACCCAGAAGGGAACGCCGCGATAACTGGCGCGGCGCAATGTCTTTTTCCAGTCTCTCATGACAAAGAACCCTTAGAAACTGCCACCCGGCGTATTCGCGGAAGGTGGCATCGAGCGGCCCCGATCGGCATTGACTGGCCTTCCTTGAGACGCAGCACCCAAAGCTGCATTGGCGGTATTAAAGCGGCTGGCGGCATCTGCGAGTTTTTGCGCCGCAGCCATGATTTGCGCACCGACATCGACACCTGCCACCTTCAGGAAGGCTGCACTCTCTTCCACCGCCTTGCCAGCATCCCGTCCACCGTCAGCAACCGCCTGACCGGCTTCTGTGCCCCGCTCTTTCAGGCTGTCGATTTCGATCTTGAGAGCGTTTTTCCACTCATCCTTCGTCGGCATGGAAATCGGAATGGATGCGACACCGGCCATCGGTGGCGCTTGCGGTATGTTTCGCGCCTGCAGCTCGGCGGGAAGTCCACCGGGTAATGTCGGCAACGAAGGCAGAGGTATCGGCTTTTGTCCTGGCACAGGTATCTGGCCGGTACCACCGCCCGGAAACTCCGCATTCGGTGGTTTCCATCCCGCAGGTGTATTCGGCCCTTGCTGGAATTTCTTGAGAAACTCCGGATCGTTCAGACCGCCCTCGTACGCCATCTGGTCGCTGCCTTCACCGCGCGACCAGTAACCCAAAGGCATGTTTTTCAGCATCCATGTCTCTATTTCCCAATAGGACATGCCACGCTTTTCAAGGCCTTTTCGAACAGCCTGACCATAGTCGACATCTTCCGTGATGGCATCCATGGTTGCGGTCGCAGGTTTGGCAACAGCACCGCCGATGCTGGTCCACATCTTGCTCCAGCTATTCGACATGCGGTCGATACTGGCCTGCGTATCACCAAGAACACGATTGAGGTCACGGAAAACAACGCCGTCGACCTCAGCACCATTCACCGTTTTGAGAAACTTCTGCAGGCTTTCTTCAGAGGTGATCAGAGACTGCATGCCAAGGCGGAACTCTTGGTCAGAGAACAGCAGCGGCAACTTGGAGAGGTCGCCCTTCATAGCCTCTTTCGAGATCCGCACAAAAGCGGTTACCGCATCCTCACCGGCCTTTTGGGCCGCCTGCAGTTCCTTCCGCAGATTAACGCCGAACTTGGAGAACTTATTCGCTGTCTCCTCGGAATACATCTTGCCGAATATGTTCTGCGCCTGAGTGGCAGCTGCCGACGCGTCGCCGGTATCTTCACGGATTGTCTGCAGGATCGCGACGAGCCGCTTCAAACCATCCTCACCCTCATAACCTAGGCTGGCGAAACTGTTGGCCAGACCGGGAATATACTGCGCCATATCCTTCAGTTCGAACTGACCGGCCTTGCCGCCCATGACCATGATATCAAAGGCACGCTGCAGCTGGTTCGCCTGAATTTTAAGGGCAGATGCGGCTTTCAGGCCGGTATTGGCAATGTCAGTGGTAGCCGCGCCGGCCGCCTGCGCTGTGGCAAGCACCGAAGGCAGGAACGCCAGCGCCTCCTCCAGGGATTGGCCGGATGCTACGAGTGTATCGAGCGCCTCAATGGCAGGCGCAACGCTATCATATCCAAGGTCCTTGGTGATGCGCTGCGCTTCTTCGAAGGCGCGTTTGGTCTGGTCGGCAGAGGCATCGGCAGTCACGCCGATGCGGGTCATCTGCCGTTCCAGAGCCGCGAAGTCGGTAAATGCTGCCTTTGTGCCCAGGACGATTGCTGCAGGTGCTAGAAAACGCGATGTGCTTGCTAGCAACGTCGCGGAGGATCGAGCCATGATCGATTGCTGACGGTTCAGCGCAGCCGCACGCTTGTTGACTTGATCCATTTTACCAGCAACGTTTCGCAGGACATTACCAGTTCGATCGACTGCAGAAATCCGCAGTCTGGCTTCGACTTCACGTGTCATTTGGTTTTCCCGTCAACAAATCGCCACGCCCACCAGGCGATCTGGCTCAGCGTCATCTCCTCTACCCTTGAGGCGTCCCATCCGAGCCGGAAGACAAAGGCGTCGGCGGCGTCGAGACAACCGGCTCTTCCCGAAAAAAATCGCACACCGCATTTTGCAGGCGCAGAGAGTCCACCGCGTTCAGCACATGTAGATATTCATATCCGGGAGATACACAGATCCGCTGCAAATACTGATCTACCCGTTCAGGATAGACCAGTAATACTGCGCCGCCCTGCGT